TGGCGTCTGGATGCTGGGACGAGATTACCCTGAAATTGCCTTTCTCGGTTTGCTTGGAGACGATTTTGAACCAGCTACGTGGGAAGCTTTATCATACATGAATTCGCATAGAAAACTGTCACTTGGCTACATCCAAGGAATTTTGGACGAGAATCAAGTTGATAAGGCTTGCAGGAATACCGGATGCGTCATAAAGACTAAGGATTGGGTGTACTATAAAGAAGAATCTTGGCCCACAGAGATTTTTCTGGCAATGGAGGAGAACGGATTTCCTTATGAATTGTCTTTACCTGACGCATTAAAACATAATGCAAGCCATTGGACTTGGAAAGTGTGGTCAAAACAAATTCGGCGCTTTTTTCGCATCAATCCTCATTTGTTAGAGCTTTACCGGTCAAAAGTACCACTCGACATGTTTAGGAAAATGCACGAGTTTTCAGAAAAAGAGAAGGAAGCAGCCGCAAAATTGACCGTGTACGTCGAAGAAAAAGTCGTATTGATTCCTTTTTCAAGCAGAGAAAGGAGCAAGATTCTGAATGTCTCTCGAAGTCTTTCAACATTAGGATATACCGCTTGGGATTTGTTCTCTCCTGAATGGAAAAACGGAGGATACGCGCTTGAAAGAAGGTGGTTGCACTTAAGGTCACGCCAGAAGCAAGTTTTATTGGACGAAATGACCTCTGCACTGCTGTTTATCCTCTCAATGAGAGGAGAAGTCAGAATTCCTCGAGAAGCGATAAGTAGGCTTGATTAGAATTCAATTATTCTTTCTATTATCGATAACTCGCGAGCTCAATTCTTGCTTAGATTAATGCTTTATCTGCGTGGTAGACCTTGAGAGAAATAGTCGCATAATCCTTTCAATGGGCATTTTACACATCTAGGAATTCCATAAGTGCAAATAAGAGCCGACAAGTCCAATAAAGCAAAGTTGTATGTCTGGTGCTTGTCAAGTGGCACATACATAGAGGCGATACGCTCAATGAGATGCTTTCGTCGTCTCTTTGGTAAATGTAACAAGAAAACTCTGCCATAGATTCTTTCCACGTTCGTGTCTACCATAGCGGAAGGTTCACCACATCCAAGTGACAAGACCGCCCCCGCGGTATAGGAGCCGACGTGGGGAATTTCCAACAATAATTCCTTTGAACAAGGAACAGTGCCTTCAAATCTTTCAACCAAGTATTTTGCGATAGCCTTGAGTATTCTTGTTCTCTGTTTATGATATCCGATTGTCGAAAGTGTTGATTCTAACTTCGTTTCTTCAGCCGCTGCGATTTTCTGAGGATGACTGTACTCTTTCATGAAGGACTGATAAATCCGAAGCACTGCAGAAGCGGTGGTTCTTCTCAATAAGACTTCGGCAACCAAGGTTCCGAAAGGTGTTGGATCCTTTCTCCATGGAAAATCCCTGAGGTGCTTCTTAGCCCACTCCAATAAAAGGCGTTGGAAATCTCCTTTTCTTGTAGCTGCCACAGCATCTAGTATTTTTTGGTCATCATATTTAATCATCGGCTAACTTCCCCATCAATCGCGGCAGACCTGATGATTTTACTTACAACCGTGGAGAGATGCAAAGGCACAGCATTGCCTATCATTTGGTATTTTTCCTTGGTCGACCCGCTGAATTTCCAAGATTTGGGAAAACCCTGAATAGCAGCATATTCCTTGATGCTTAACGGTCGAATTTCATCTGGGTGCGCAAGGCACGTAGCTTTCCTAATCGGAGAACTTACTAAAGTTGGCACCGGTCTATCCCAATGAAGCCTTCTAAAAAATCCTGTACGTCCACCTTGAGAAAAGAAAGCTCTTCCCATCGCTTCCTTCTGTATTTTAGGCGGTAGATCCCGCCAATCACCGCCTGGAGGGACATACTTAAGATATGCTCCCCAAGGGGGGAAAGGTAAAAACTCGGGGTCAGTATCATCTAGTCCTTTGAGAGCGTCTCTGAGGGTAGTGCAACCACGCTTCCGTTCTCTTATGTCCAATAGTTGCCCATCGCGAGACCCCATAATAAATAATCGTCTACGTTTTTGTGGAGCACCATAGTCGGCAGCATTCAAAACTTCAACCGTTAGTCTGTATCCAGTTCTCCTAAACTTTTTGAGGAGAAGAGCGAAAGCCTTTCCTAGCCTAGATTCTTCCTGTATTTCATGTGGTTTTTTCTCTGCCCTTTCATAAAAAGAAATATGCTTGAGTGTTGCTGATCGTAGGCCTGGCACATTCTCAAAGACAAAGAACATGGGCTTAATCTGCCTTACTATTCTAATGAATTCGAAGACAAGTGCGCCTCTCTCATCACATAATGAAAGCCGTCTTCCTGCCGTCGAGAAAGGTTGACAAGGCGGTCCACCAATAACAACAGTTGGCTCTGTTTTCCGCAGACCGGCTTTTTTGAGAATAGCATGAGCTGAGACGTGTCTTATGTCTTCGTTGATTATTGGTATGAGTGGACGATTTGCGCGAATAGTATCAAAAACAGCTGGATGATTATCCACAGCAGCGCGTATTTCGAAGCCTTTCTTTTCGAAGCCAAGGTCAAGCCCCATAGCACCTGTGAAGAGAGAAATGGCCGTCAAACTCACTGATTATTCCTCTGACCCTAGAATGTAACCCTATTTATAGATAAATCTTTGGACCAGCGAAGACTTAGTAACCGCAGCAGTTACTCTTTTTCTTTCAATATGACGGAAAAAAGCTTAAGCCAGGTTCAAACAGAGTGAAAGAGAATTTCGTTAAAGCCTCTCTTCTATTAGCTTGTTTATGATTTGTCCTATTGTGGCGCCGTTCTTTTCTGCCACTTTTCGTATTTTCTCATAGTTTGCTTGCCTAATGTAAACAGAAAGGCTAGGCAACACTTTCTCCAAAAATAACTGACTACCTAAGAAGTATATAACCATATAACTGACTACTCAACTAGCTAGTTTCTCGCATATTTTTATCCCAAGCATCCAAAAATCTGGCTTGAAGACTCAACGGAGCTCAACAAGGCTTGCCTTGGGAAGAAACCGACCAATACATTCGTAGTGGTCATCGTAACCCAGACGATTTTAAACCCGATAGTCTCCGCACTATAACCGTAAGTGAAGAGGAAGGCATCAAAGCAGTAGTCGGCAAGCCTAAAGGCAAAGACACGATGGAAGTGCAAAGCTACCTTTTCAGCAAAGAGAAAGACTGGACGCTTGACAAGGCTAAGGCTTGGTTTGAAAAACACCGCGAAGAAACAGGAACCAAAGAACACGTTTCCTGCATCCTTCCTTTCCAAGTCTTAGAGAAAGTCGTTGACAAGCCTCTACGCATCAAAGGCATAGCCATGACTTCGGGCATAAGCAGAAACTTCAACATCTACACTCCCGAAGAGCTGCAGACTTTCGCCAACAAGCTTGTTTCTGCTCCCGTCTATGTGGAACATGTTGCCGTTCCGAACGCTGTTGGAAAAGTAACTCAAACAAGCTGGGACGGAGAAAACCTCTGGTACGAAGCCGAAATCTACGAAAGCGAAATCGCCGACAAAATCCGCAAAGGACTAATCCAACACGTTAGCGTGGGAGCAGACTACGAAACACTAGACATCGTAGACGGCAAAATTCCACACGGACTACACAATGCCGAACTGAGCCTTGTCGCGGTTCCAGGTATCCCAGAAACAAACGTGCAAGTCTTAGAAAGCCTAAAACCCAAGGAACAGATGGCAGAGCCCATCATTGCAGGCGAATATGTTCTGGGCTTTTACCAAGATCAGGCTGCGTTCATGCCTGAACATTTCCGAACAGTCTGGCTTGATCAGCAGAACGGCGTTTTGGCTGTCATGTCTAAGGTTCGAGAAGATCCTTCCAGAGAGCTGTGCCAAGCAATCCTATTTTCAAAAGCCAAGCTGTGGGATCAGAACAGCATCCGCGACTGGTTGAGCCTTCACCCTGACTACATCAAGCCTGCAGTTGTCTCCGAAAAGACAGAGCCAGTTAAAGAGAGTGCGCCAAAAATGAGCGAAAAAGTTGAAAACACTCCAGAACAGCCACCTAAAGACGAGAACCCGAAGGAACAGATTGAAGAGAAGAAACAGCCAGAAGAGCAGCAAAGTATTGCTGAGAAGCTTCTGAAGAAACCCGAAACAAAAGAGCCTATGATTTCTGTAAAAGAAGCCAAAGCCCTAATCGAGGCTGTTTTGCCAAGCCCCATGGTTGAGCGAAGCTGGAGCCTAGGTCCTCAGAGGCTCTGTCAAGAACTGCGCGGGGTCATCCGCAATCTTGAATCAAGGTCATATGAGGTGACAAACGGGAGTAGGCAAGGCTGAACTTGCTGAAACCGAACCAAAAGGAGAGTGATGTGTTTTGGCTGACGTTTCAGGCAAAACGTGGATGGCAATAGGCGAAACAGACGACCCATACGCTGTCATAGAACGTTTCGAAGCTGCAGCAGCAATAACCAAAGGCGACCCAGTCTATCTAAGCGCAGACGACAAGGTCAGTCCCGCAACATCTGCTCAAGACTGCATAGGCATCGCAGTGCAATCAGTTGCTTCTGGAGCCATGTGTCCCGTTCTGATTCGTGGAAGAATCAAAGTGAAAGCTGGTGGCGCAATAACCCGTGGCAAAGCAGTCTACGGAGCAGATGCAAGCAAAAGAGTCGTAGCATTAGCTGACATAAACGAAGGCGGATCCTCAACGATTTCTTGGACCAGAAAACTCGGGTGGGCTCTCGAAAACACAACAGCAGCAGACGACCTGCTCTTCATCATCGTGGAGAAGTGACAAACATGAAGCCTAAACTATTTGAAAGCCTCACGCAAAAAGACGGCGAAGTCAAGGAATTCTACGAGAACGTAAAAGGCAGAGCAACAACACACCCGTTCTTCAAACGCTATGCTGAAGTTGGAATAAAAGAAGGCTTGTTCAGCGACATGGCTGGCGCACTAGGCAAGATGCATGACACGCTCATAGAAGCTGCTTATCCCGAAATGATAGGCAGAAACATCATCAACGTCAAACCAACAACCGAAGCCCTAGAACGATTCCCACTCGACGAAAAAGCTGTAGCCTACCTCTACACAGAAGGCTCAATAGCGAGATTATCTGGCAAGAAAATAAGCACCATCGACATTCAAACCAACACCTTCGCAGACGCTTCAGAAGAATGGACACGCGAATTCGCAGAAGACGCAACATGGAACGTCATGGACAACATGGTTGAAAAAGTCGGCAGAATCTTGGGCGAAACCGAAACAAACAAGATACTAGCGCTTTACGGAGCCATCGCAGACGCAGACCTAGCTGGTGGCGCACCAATTGCAGGCGGTGGAGCAGCCTTAAGCTGGGCTGGTCTCCTCAAGCTTCACAATGCCGTGCGTGGTGAAAACTGGCGCCCCTCAGTGCTTGTGGTGCATGAGACGCAACTGCATCAACTGCTAAATGACGACAAGTTCATTCACGCCCAATACTTGCCTTCTGGACAAACCGACATTGAACGCGGAATCGTTACAAGCGTTTTAGGCATGAGAGTTCAAGCAAGCACGCTTGTGCCTAACGGAACGGCTTATGCGATTGATACTCGAGTGGCAGCAGTCATGCTTCTGCGCAGAGACGTTACTGTCGAAGACTGGGAAGACCCGAAAACTGGCAAGTTTGGAGTCAGAGCGACCACAAGGTTCGGCATGGGAGTCTTACGAAGCAAAGCAGTTGCCAAAATGACTAACATAAGCACAAGTCTGTAAGCCTGAGCATGGTTTTGAGAAGTGCTCAAACAAACAAGCTTTCAAGGCAAATGCTCACGATGCGGTCGAATCTACCATAGTCAATACAGAACTGATATCATAGTCTGTGATTGCTGGCGAAAATGCCCCCTATGCGGAGCTGAGATGCAACCGTACACGCCTGATCCAGCAAGTAACACTTACGGCAAAGATGACAAACGCGAACTAACCATTCTAATGGTCTGCAACAACACCTCAGAACATCCGTCCAATTCCCAATTTTACAGCACACAAAAACCAGTCGAAGTCGAACTGACATGAAAAAATTCGAGGAGAAACTAACCCTCGCAAAGATTCTTTTATTTCCGCTTAGCAGACAGCCTCTACGCAGAAAACAGCTTGAAACCATAGCCTTCAGAAAGTCTGCAACACACGCCACTTTTGAACCCATGTTCAATTTTCTCGTTCAGAAGGGATTGATACAGAAAAGCGAGCAGAGACACACCGCTCCTTACACTATAACAGAGAAAGGCAAGAAGTTTCTGGAGGGCCTTCCCTGAGCAGTGTTTTAAAGCGGATTGTAGACGCTCTTTCTCGTTCGCCTTCGGCTGGCATCTCCTCTCCAAGTCAGCAAACAGTTTTTGAAACTTCGGTTATTCCGCTTGCTGACGTCATGAGGCTGTATGAAAGAGACCCAACATGCAAATCTAGCGTTGACTTACTCAGCGCTGCTACTGTGGGAATCGGTTTCTACACGACCTGTGAAGGCGGTTTTGAAAAGGCTAAACAAGTGATTGACGATTTCAATGAAGAGGTCAATCTTGACGGCCTTCTTAACCAGATGGTTTCACGTCTGATCGCTTGTGGAAACGATTTCTGGCTTAAACTGGTTCCAGACAAGCTTGAGGATTTGCGTAGGCTTCCGATAGACTCCATAGAGAAAATTCAAGAAAGCTTCATAGAAGGCAGCAATCTGAAGATTCCTTACAAGGTTGAAGGCTACAAACTCAAATCTTCCTATGGCGGTGGAAGCCTCGACCCAAAGGCTGTTTTGCATTGGTCGATAGGTTCAGAGAATCCATGTGGATTTGGAGTCGGTGTCTTGCAAGTTCTTTTACACACTTTGACCGTTAACAATGATAAACGCCCTTCGTATGCTTGGATGAAAGCCAAAATCGAGCGGTTAATGCCAAAAATATTCGAGAGATACGCCGCTCCAGATGTTGTCGTTCAGTTGGAAGGACAGAAAGAGGACACCATTAAGAAGTTTGAAGCCAAAATCAGAAACAGATCCGAAGAAGGAGCATGGATCTTCAGCGGCGCTAAGACCGCAAGCGTCAACAGTGTAGCCATAGACCCAAGAGCCAGCGGTTTCGCACCCTACATCGACCACATGGTTAACCAGTTCTATCTCGGATGCGAGACTCCTCTTCCACGCCTTTTCAGCACACCTGGCTTCACAGAAGCTTCAGCCAATGCGGCTCTTGACCTTCAAAGCATGCTAATCAAACCTTTACAACGGTATATCAAGCGTCAAGTAGAAAGGGAAATCTTCGCGTTGGTTTTGTCGCAAGCTGGCTTTAACCCTGCAGAGGCCAAGGTGCGACTGAATTGGGGTTCTCCAGAAACGCCTGAAATAGTGCCCACTGACTTGATTAAAGCGGCTGAACAGAATCTCATTCGCCCTGAAGAGTTCAGAAAGAATGCAGTTAAGGTTTTGAATTGGGAACTCTGGGACGAGCAACCCAAAGATTCTGCTTCTCAACAGTCAAAAGGAGGTGAAAACAAGCATTGAATCCGTTAAATATCGGCTTGGGAGTCGTTGCAGCGTTAATCTATGCCTTCTTGGGCTACTCAGCACAGGACAAGCCTTTCGACTGGAAAAAGTTTCTGCGGACAGTTGCCATAGGCACGTTTTCAGCGTTAGGCTTGGATTTGGCTGGCTTGACCTTTGACGTCTACACCGCTCTAGTGGGTCCTACAGCGATAACAGTGTGGCTCACAAAACTGGTTGACACTGCAAAACCCGAGCCCATACCGAAATAACGCATGAAATCTGAAGCATCATCACCGTTTTCCAGTTTTAAGGCTCATTGGAGAAAATGACGCTTGTCTGTTCCATGGGGGCAATATGCGGAAGCATACAAAGCGATACATGATAAGTTAGTGGAAATTATTGTCCAGCTCTCAGTAAAAATTGAAGATGCAAATCAATACACAGGCACATATGCTCCTACTGGTGCAGGCTCTACAACTATTGTTTCATCAGTTTCAGGCAAGACTATCAAGATTTATGACTTTTATCTCTGGAATAGCGGAACAGCAGATGTTGGTGTTCGCCTCTACTTTGGCGCAAGCGGAAAAAATGTCTTTAAGGGAAAGTTGGCAGCGAAGACAGGCGTCATTCGAAGCATGGTAAGGCATTGGGAAAGCAATGCTGATGACTCGCTTGTTCTGTATTTGGACGCGGCTGGAACTGTTGATTATGGTGTAGGAGCAGTGCAAAGCTAAAATGCCTACGGTGTCAAAGAACCCTTGGCAAACAGAAGTTATTGTTTCGGGCTGGAATTATCCAGAAAGAGCTTATGGAGAGGATGGAATAAACACTTATGCAAGTCCGCCAGATGAAAGCACAAAGCCTGAGCAAAAATACTCTGGATTTAACTTCACAGAAAGCGACATTCCACCAAGCAGTCAAATAACTAAAGTTGAAATGGGAGCAAAACACTACGAGACAGATCCAAGCGGATACATTCAATACACGACTCTGAAACACGTAAACTCCTTAGGGTCAACATCTACATATCAGTTGACAAGACGAACATCCTTAACATGGGACTGGATAGACATAACAAGCAGAGAAACAAGCTGGGATCTAGCAAAACTAAACAATGCTGATGTCCGCATAATTTCTGAAATCCACTCGGCAGGTGGAGGCGGAGGCTGTAACCCTACAGATGTCTATTTTTTGGGAAAGGATGAAGGGGGGTGGATAATGCGTAGAGCAAAAGAGCTTAAAGAAGGTGATGTCCTTCTGGCATGGCACCCAGAAAAAGGTCTAATCTTCTCAAAAGTCAAGTCTATACAAAGCTTCACAGGATTGCAGAAACTTATAACACTGTTCTTACCCAAACTCAAGTTTCCAAGCTTGTCTAAAAAGGGTGAAATATTCGAGTGGCAGCCTCACTTAACTGTGACAGGACAGCATCAGCTTTATTTTGCAAAGAAAGGCAGCAGACGAGGCGAGTACGCTTGGTTCATGCTCAAGTCTGAAGAGTTGCACACTCGTATGATGTCCGGAGAGAAAGACTTCTATGTCGGGACGCTATGGAAAGCTGAAACGTTAGCACCCTTACCTCTTGAAAGGGTCGACCTCCACGAAAAAGTTGAAACCGTTTACAAAGTCACCCTAATCGATGAAGCAGCCACATTATTTGCTGACCAATACTGGCATGAAGATTTGGCGTTGCTTAAAACACATGGTTACGGATTGCGGGAAACACCTATGTCAATGCCATTGCTCAGCCAACTGCTAAAACAAACATCGTACGTTGACACTATAGTTTTGCGTGCAACGTACGCTTTGCTTAAGGAAATGCAGATAACAGGAGAAGGGTTGACTTGTGTCATAGCCTAACGCCAGATAAATCCGTCTTTAATCGAAAGAAGTCCTACCGCAATACGCTTTGACTAATATCTCCGAAATGGAGCTTCCTTGATCGAGTCTATTCCTCTTCTGGAATCTGGCCAATGGTATATTACTAGCCTAGAATCTTTTTCCATTTTAGCCAGTTCGTCCTGAAAATAGGGAATCCGCCTTCTGTCAAGTGCATCGAGAAGAATGAAGAATGCATTTCTAGTAATGCTACTCTTGAGACAAGCTTCGAGTTTTCTAATATCTTCCCTTACTCCATCTTCGTAAAACGTTCTTCCCCAACCAGGCAATATCATCTTGATCTCAATCATTGCCTCATAAGGTGGAAAATCTGTTTCATTTCGCCATGCCTTTTTGAACTTATTATGATCAATCACGACAAGATCCGCACGTCGTGTTCGCGGCCATTTCTCTGTCCTCACGTACTTAGGTCTCTCTATACTGCCTTCTGCATGAACACACCATTCCGATCCAATGGAACGAGATACTGTCCTTTTCCTAAGATGACTATACAATGCCCATTGCACATCTCGTTCATTCCAATAATAAGCTCCGCCATAGTTCTCGTCCAGATGAGAATTTTGTCTGTAATCTTTCAAAAAGTGTTTTATGCAAGCTTCAACTGCCAGTGCCTTCTTGCTTCTTCGTGGCAAATTCTCAACCAATTTTACAAGAACACTCGTTAAGCCTTTAACTTTTTTCACATTAGGACAATTGTTGAAAAAGACAAGTATGTTAAGATTTCCAAATCCAAGTCTTACGGTTTCTGTTTGAATCACTTGTTTTTCATGCTTATTTTTCAGCAAGATTCCTTATGTTTACCGTTTTTCCCATTTTATTTTGAATTTAGAGCTATTTGAGGTCTAAAGCCGTTGGTAGACGTGTCTGCTGATGATGTTCGAGATGTTATAAACGTTAGTTCAGCGGATATACCTGATGATAAGATTCTGAAGATGATTAAACGTGCAGAAGTCACGCTTGAACTTGAAACAGGCAAAGACATAGACTATAGCGAATGCTCAGATGCTGAAAAGGAATTCATAACGGTTCTTGCTGCCGTCTATGCTGTCTGTTATCTTACTGGTGGTTCAGCAGTTGGCTTAAGCTTCACAGTAGGCGACCAAAACGTCAACATTCTAAGCAAGGCTCCACCGTTGGATGTGCTGCAATCTGAGTTAGAGCGAATCTTGCGCAGTCTTAAACTGCCTTATGTGGGGAGTGCTTGATGGTAACAGTGCCTGAAGCCTACTACCAATTCATAATGGATTATGCGCCTTACGTTTACGTGATTCCGCCAGACACTCCAGACCCAGCTTGGGGAAGAGCAGCCTTTGCCGCAGCCTTCGCCATCGACTTCCTCTCCGAAGCCTATAACAGTAAGCAGTTTGAAAACAAAAAAACAGACATCTACAACAAAATCGTGAATCTCGCCGACTGGATTCTAACCCAACAATGCACAGACCCAGCCAAGAAAGCTTATGGCGGATTCAAAAGCAACGAAACAAGCACATACTATTACAGCGTTGACGCTTGCCGAGTCATCCCGTCGCTTCTACGAGCCTACGACGTGACAAACGATGAGGATTATCTGAATGCTGCCAAGCTTGCCGGAGCCACGTTTCTCAAAACCATGCAGGATCAACAAGCCTATGGCGGATTCGCAAGAGCCGTCACAATCGCAGACGCTTGGCTTTTGCAAATGGATGTTGAATGTCTCTATGGGCTTATAGGTTTGAAGATGCTTGCTGAAAAATACGACACAGCCAACGCCTCAACGTATGAGGACATAATGAACAAGGCTGCCAACTTTCTCAGGCAAGGACTCGAAAACCTCTGGCTATACTACGACCCTGCAGATGACAAATGGCACAGAATCGGTCTAAGCGAAAACGAGATTTACGATGACCCCTTCGCTTACGCTTTGCTCGGCTTGTATGAATACGAAGGCTGGAGCCTCACATGCCAAAAAATCTACAACTTCATCAACTCAATCCGAGCAAGCGCCCAATACCCCGCCTACAACCCCGCAGTCTGCTGGGCAGGCTACATAGACGTAATAAGCCGATTCGCAGCATGCGACTACTACGATGCAGTCACAAGCGGAATCCTCTGGAAAATCCGCAAAGCTCATGACAAGCCAAGCTTTGAATTTAGCATGAAAATTATCGACAAGCATCAAGATGAGTTTATGTTCTGGGGCGCCAAGCACACAGACTACAGCTATGTGGAAAACAAGAAGGCGATGGCAACCGTATGCTGGCTTTCTCTCCTCTATCTAAACTACGAGGAACCGACAACACGTTTCAAGCAAATCCTCCGCTCAAACGGAGAAAACATCACATTATACCAGATCCGTGAAGCCTCAGAACAAACCAGCTACGGCGAAGACATAGACATAAAAGCCATAGTCTCACCAGCAAGAGCAGAAGAAACCCTCATAGAACCTGGCTACATCCTAAACGACTACATAACCATCCACGTCTTTGCTCCCATCAGACATCATGACAAAATCCGCAGAAAAGGAACAGACTACGAGGTTCTGGACCTTCAAACTTTCGATTTCCGAGGCGAAACAATCTACTTCAAAGCATACTGCAGGAGGCTTCTCGGACAATGAGCGAGTCGGAAGATCCAACAGCAACAGTTGTTAGGCTTTTGCAGAAGAACATCCGAGTAGTCAAAGAAGACAATTCAATCGCAAGCATTCTCGTAAGCCAAGAATGGTATGACAGAGAACTTTTCAAAAACTATGATGGACAAATAACCGTAGGTCTCGTAGAAAGCAGAGACACAAAAATCGAAATGTCTGGACGAATCCGCAGACGCTTAGGTTCTCTACGAGTCAACGTATGGGCTACTGACAAGCAAGGGTCATCTGACAACGGCAAGCAGATCAGAAATAAGACCGTTGAAGAAATAAACCGCGTCATAAGACAAAACCGCAACAAACCCAACACGACAGAATACAACTTCGCTGGTTTAGGCTATCCAGAAGGCGACCCCCACAAGGCGTTCCAAACAGGCGCAGCCTCAGAGCTTCAACCAGAACATGCAAACTGGAATGAGTTAACAAGCTTGGAATATCAGAAAATCTGGTACAGCGATGACCAGAGACACTCTAAATCTCACAATATCAACGGCGAATATGCTCTCATGCTTTTCCGATTCAAGATTGAAAGCCGAGAAAAAGCTGTCAAGCAGATTGTTTTGTCTTTTGAGGGCTACGGTTCTGCTCCTGTTGGATTCGGCGTCACTGTAAAAGTTTGGAACCATGTTGCTGGCGCTTGGCAAAATGCTCATTACGGGACTGACGAAGCAGACGAGACCGTAACCATTACGTTAACCTCAAACTTGACGGATTACATCGATGATGAGCAGTACGTATGGCTTCTAGCTAGAACAACGAATCCAAGCGATGGAATGACATCAGCCATCTTATACTGCGACTATGCATGTTGCACGGTCACCGTCAACGGCATAACATACTTGGACATTGTCAGTTTCCGAGACGCCGACCGAGTGGATACTAAGCCCTTCATTTACAGAACCGAGTTTACGCTCAAATCATGGTGCTTTGAAGATGTTGGAGGCGTTTTCTAAAGATGCCAGAAACTTATGGAGCGCATGAATGCCGTGCCTACTTCGTTCAAGAATCAGTCTACGGTCAGACACCAACAAACCCGTCAATGCTTGGCATAAACAGCGAAGACATTGAACCATCATTAGACCCATGCCTACTCAAATTGCGAGGCGTTGGCTCCAGAGACCTTCAAGCCTTGAAGAGAGGACTGCGCAATTCAACATTGAAGATTCTGCATGTCTTGTCCAGCGAGGCACCCATATCTTTCGTTCAACATGCTCAAACGCTAAACAGCTTAAGCCTTCAAGTGCTGTATTACAAAGGCTTGTTTGCCTCGGCAACCGACATAATAAGCCTACTCTACAAAGGCTGCAGAATACACAAACTAAGCGTAGAATGCAGCATAGAAGACATCGTAAAGGCTACAGCCGAGCTTATTGGGCAAACTGTTGAAATAGGGACCTCAAAAATAACAGGAGCCACCTACGCAGACTACGCGGGAGCGGTTTCTTACAACGAAAGCTATATTCAAAGAGGAGCGGGTGACGGCTCAGGCTTAACCGCACTCGAAAGAGTGACAGACTGGAAATTTACAATCGAAAACAACCTCAAGCCAGTGCCAGTAATCCGTAGCGAAGAAGGCTATCTGCTAAAGTATCTTCCAGCACGCCACCGCAACCTGATGGGCGAGTTAACCTTCGAGTTTGAGAGCAAACAAGAATACGACGACATCATAAACGACAGTGAATTCAGCCTCAAATTCGGCTTAGGCGGAACAACCAGCGCCCTTTTCAAGTATTGCAAATGGGAGAAAGTGGCAACTCCAACACGAATCGAAGACCTTGTCGCCTTGAAGGCTTCCTTTGTTTCAAGAGACGTTTACATCAGTTAGGATGGAGGCTTCTGAATTGAGTGTTGAAGTGAAAATCTTGGAGAATTTTGGTCAAGAGGCTGACTTGCGAAAGAAATGGTTGAAGATGTGGGAAACACTTGGAGTTAGAATTCTCAAGCTTCCAAAGTGGATGCAGGACATCGTGCTTGAAGATGTCAATACAGCCATCAGAAACCGTATAGCCACAATGGAGATGATTCAAAACGCAAACAGAAAGCATCGAGCTTGACGAACGATTTGGTAGCGAATTCGCAGGCAAATACGTCTTCAGCGAAATCAGTTGGGCGAAGCGTAATCGCATCATCCAGAAGCACACTAAGTATCACCCGTTAACGGGACAAGTCGTAAGCAGCGACTTCATTGCTATACAAGCTGAAACCATATGGGCTTCGCTCAAAGAACAGCCACAACACAAACCCATAACACTCGAAAAACTGCTAAATGAAGAAAACGGGATTTCAATAGGCTTAGGTGAGTTGTTCAGCCAAATCGTCAACAAGCTGAACAGCGTCACACAAGAGGAAACCGCTTTTTTATCAGAGCGATCCGAAGACAAAAGCCAAACTCAAGCCTCACAGAGTTCCGCCTCTGCAAAGAATTCGGGTGGACACCACTCCAACTTAGAAAACAGCCAGCCAAAACCATCCAGCAATTCATCACGATTCTAAATGAGATGGACAAGCAAACGGAGGAAGAACGCAGAAAAGCGGAGAAAGAAGTAAAATGGCGGTCGAAGTAACATGCGACGTTGAAGGCATTGAAGAGTTCAAGGTTGCCATGCAGATGTTTGATTCTGCGATGCAGAGGCATGTTTATCGCCAGTTGGCAAGTTGGGCTGCAGACGTCAAAGCCTTAGCCAAACAACTCGCTCCTGTCAGAACAGGACACTTGCGAAGTTCCATATATGCCAAGATTCAGGACTGGGTCGCCGAAATCGGTGCAGAAGCCACCTACGCATTATTCGTTGAACTTGGCACACGATACATGCAAGCATGTCCATATCTTTACCCCGCAATCCAAGAGCATCTTCCAGAGCTTGAACGGATAATCCTTGAAGCCTTAGAAGCAGCAAAAGCGGAGGCTGGTTTACAATAAGCTTCAGAGAAATCGCCGTCACCATAAGAGCCGTTAACCGTGCCAGCAGCGAGTTCACGAGAATACAGACAGACGCTGAAGCATTATCTGTTCGAATCAAAAGCCTCGGTGCAGCCATAGCTGGTTTAGGCGCCACTGGAACGGCTATTGGACACATAGCCCATCAATTTGGCTTACTGAATGACCAGCAAGCCAGAGCTTTCAACAGTGCCATGATGGTTGTCACAGTTTTAGGCATGTTCATGAGGACAAGCTGGGGCGTAGCCGTAGCTCAGAAAGTCTATGCTGCAGCCTGCTGGATCGCTACCGCGGCTCAGAACGCCTTGAATATTTCTTACGCCACCTGGCTCGCCTTAACCGGGGTCGGAATCGCAGTTATTGTTGCTGCAGCCGCTGCCATGTGGTATTTCGCAAGTCAAATGAACTCTGCAACCGCAAGCGTTCAAAGCTTCAACGAGGCTGTGGCTGAAATGCCTGAACGTGGACGCAGCATCCGCAGAGTTGGAGAAGAAGAATACTACAGACGGGGGATAGAAGATTGAGCAGCGATATTCCAAAGATAGCCATTGCTTTCGGCGCTGTTGCTCCGCCTCAAGGCGACATCATCGATTTGAGAGTGCACCTAGGCTGTACAAGAGAAGTCAGCAGCTTCGAGTGTCTGCTTCAGAACTGGGACAAGAAATACAGTCCAAACGGTTCCTACCCAATCAACGTGGGAGTCGACGGGCACATTGACATAGGCAGAAGCACGAACGTTCCGCAGATCATAACGTGTCGTGTTGAAGCTGTCAAATATGAATCCACACCTAATGAGAATTATTTGCGTGTTTCTGGCAGGTGCTGGGGCGAACGCCTCTTTAGAAGAGTCGTCACCAAAACGTATGAAAACCAAAAAGGCGAAGCCATCGTCAAAGACCTAATTGACTACTACGTCGGCTTGAGCCATGTCAGAGATTCAAACGAGCTGGTGGAAGACACTGACACCACGTACACGAAGCTGGAATACCAAGACACGCCTGTTTTTGACATTCTAAGCTTCATCGCTGGAAGCGCAGACAAAGCTGGAGTCATAGGCTTTGACTTCCGTTTAGCACCAGACGGAAAATTCGAGTTTTTCCATCGCAACAGCAAAACCTCACCACTCAATCTCAATGACAGAATCGAGTCAAGCGAATACAGAAAAGACATCCACATGATAAGAAACAAAATCACAGTCTACGGCGTAGCTGACAAACCCTTCCCAGTGGATGTTGACGGCAGACCTTGGAGCGACACGCTTACCGAGGATTTAACTGTTAGCGAAGGCACTGGCTGGGGCGGTTCAAACGAACTAATACATGCGGTTTATGGCAAATGGAGCGTCATGACGGGCAGCACAAACCTCGCTTTGGACACAGCCATTAAGTATGCTGGGGCTAAAAGCGTTAAGGTCATTGAATCAGC